GGCACCACCAACGATCGCCTCGCCACCCTCGCGAGAATACTGGCTGATCGCGTCGAAATCCGAGGGTTCGGCGACTTCGGCTTCCGAGAATTCGACCGTCTTGAGCATGGTTCCCTCAGAGCTTGGTGCGGGAGATGTATTCGCCGAGCCGATAGGTACCGTCGAGCGGCACGCCGTCGGAAAGGCGGATTTGGCGCGAGTGCGCGAAGTCGACGCGGATTTCTGTCTCCGGTGCCTTAGCGGCGCGCAGGGCGTCAAGGCACCGGTTGAACGGCTCTCGGCTTGGCGTCTTGAGGCGGGCGCGGCCGAGCACACCACGTCTCATGACAAGCGCGCGGGGCGGCTTCTGGGTGGCGACCCTGACAAGGTAGCGCGCCAGGAAGGGCGCGTGGCCGATCGGTGTGCGGCCAATAACGGCCCGGCCCATGACGAAGCGGGCCGGGTAGGCGACCGCGTCGACCAGCGTGCCATCGACATACGAGAGGTAGCGCACGGCGCCGTCGCGCACTCCAACCAGCCAACAATCCAAAAGCGAGGCGCTGATGACTTGGCGCTTACGGGCCACGGTCCAGTCCGAGAACCACAACCTCACTCCATCGTGCACCGCAAGGAACGGCAGAAGATCGGTGGGCGCAGTAGCCGGATTGAGTGCTTCGCGCACCGGCACCGGCAGCGTATCGGTCATCGCCTTGGCGAGAGCTATCTCGTAAGGGCCAGCCGAAGCCGGCAGGAGGTCGGCGGCGGTGGTCATCCAGACACCTCGACAGTGAGCGTGATCGTGCCCGGAATGGGCATAGTGTAAGGATCGGATGGGATGTCGGACGTCGGAGCTGTCAGATTGGCGCGGGTTACGGAGGTGCCATAGGCGGCGCCCTCCAGCGCATTCACCGGGACTTCGGCGCCGATGGTCATGCGCGCCTTGCCGGCGGCAAGGATGCGGGAGACGGCCTCGAGCCTTACGGACTCGGCGTCGGGGCCGCTCGGCACCGTCACCTTGCCTACCATGTTGTAGACATTGCGGGTCGCGCGCAGGACGGAGACGCTGGTCGCCTCCGGCTTGACGGATGTCGACGTGCAGGCGGTCCGAACGGCCGCCAGTTCTTCGTCGGTGGCATCACGGCCGTCGGGCCCGGAGACGACGATATCGACGTCGCCCTTGCGGCCATGTATGGCTCGGCCGATCACGCGGCCGGCCAGCATGGACGGCCATGCGGTCATTGCCTCGTAGAGGTAGCGGTCGGTCGAGCCAGCGGCTGGCCGCGTGAAGGCCAGCAGGTAGCGCTGCAGCAACCGAGCGTCACTCTCCATCACTGCATCAGTTGTGTCAGTAGCGGCGACGACGATCAGGCGCTCGACGCCGATACGAGCGACGATGTTGTCCAGGTCGTTTCCCGTGGCGAGCGGCGCCAGCACCGCTACGATCACATCATTGACGTGTTGGCGATCGAGCAGCCGGAGATAGGACCACGCTTCCGATGTGATTACAGTCGGGTCCGTCTCTAGAGCCGCAACGTTCCACTCTGGCAACGCCGCGTTCTTAGCCCGTTGCTCGCCCCATGCCGAGGCAAAGCGATCAAGAAAATCCGCCTGCATCGTCTCGTAATCGAGCGTCTCGATGATTGTTGGATTCGGCAGGCGGGAAAGATCGATTGCCATTGTGGCTCAGGCCTCTATCCGGGTGGGAAGGTGACCAGAGAGCCGGATGGCTTAGCTCGATGCGGCCTCTGCGATCGTATAGGCGATTTGTGCGGTAGCTGGATTGCTGTAGTCGCCGAGATGGCCGTTCTCAAAGAACACCCCCGAGAGAAGCACGGTCACCTTGCCCGGCTCGCTCGCGTCGAGCTTGGTCCGGAGTAGGACGAACCCCGGCTCTCCATACTGATGCCCCTCGACTTCGCGCGGCTCCAGCGCTTCGGCGATGCCGACATAGATGTCGAGGATCGCTTCCTGGTTCTGCGGGCGATCGACGAGCTGTGGAAGGATACTTCCAAAGCCGCGCCGTTGCGCCCGCTCTCGCAGTTCGGTGTCGAGTATGGCGTTGATGCTCTGCACGCAGTGCGGCCAGCCCATCAATACCTGCCCCGTCCTCGCGTTGACTCCAACGCGCGCCATCAGGTGTCTTCTTTCTTCGGCGCCGACGACGCTTTGTCTTTTGACGGCGGCGTGCTGGTGATCTGGCCGGCGAGGAGAGGATACTTGGAACGGGCCTCTGACAGCGCGCCGATCTTGTCTCCGACCTTGCGGTACTTTCCTTCGATGAAGCCTTCGGCGGCGGCGTAATAGATCGTCGTGTCCATCATTATCTCCCAGTCAATCAACCGGCATCCCACCATTCGTGTGTGAACTGCCTACGTCCTTGCCGTTGTTGGTCATGGAGCCCTCGGAGTTGAAGTCTCCCTTCAGGTCCATATTGCCCTCAAAGACGATCTTGGCCTTGACGGTTAGTGTTCCGGTCTCGATGTCGTAGGTCGTGGCGGTTCCGAAGATCTTGGTACCGCCGATGATCCTCCCGAACCCGTCTCCATCGTTCGATGGGTGTGTGGCTTCGTCGGTGTATCCGCCCGGCATGAGCACCGCCCGCCCGACGTTTCCACCGGGTGAGATCAGCAGCATGCGCTGCCCGCGTTTCGGCGGCTCCCAGTCCATGACGGTGCCGGCCTGAGTAACCCAGGGAACCTCAATGGATTCGAGTCCCTGGGCATCGACGACGGCGACCTTCTTGTCGGTGTCAACCGAAAGAACGCGCGCCTCCCGGATCAGATTGTTCTGCCCGACGCTCAAGGCCTCGACGGCACGCTCAAGAAGTTCGATGCGGTCGAGCAGAGCGGCGAACACCGAAGCGGCGTTCATTGCTCGACTCCGTTATTGTCGAGGATACTGATGGCGCTCGGAAGCGAGCCGGACGGACTGATTGAATGGCCGAGAATTGATGCGACCTGCGACGACCACCCTATGGACTGCATCAGACGGGCATTGTCGCTTAGATCCGCCGGGGCAGTCATCATCTCCCGGATATCGTCGACACGATCAGCGTAGTCCTGGAAGGACTCGAGCCTCGTGAGAAAGGCTTCGACCTGCGGAGGGATTTTCCCGGAGGCAAGGTCGCGAACAGCCTTTGTCTCCAAGGTGATCTGCCGAGCAGCGAGCCGCTGCCCGCCCTCCCAGGACGCACCACGGCGGCTAACTGCGCTTTCATAGGAGGGGCACAGGTAGGAGAAAAGATCCGACGCGACATTGCCCGCCGCAAGCGCCCGGAATACCTGCGTTTCGAAGATATCCAGGGACGTTTCAAGCTCTGAATCGGTGAGCGGATACCTCGCCTCGTAGACTGGAGGGGCGCTTGCCGGTGCCCCTTTCGGCGGCTTCTGGAGCTGAAACTGAACGACGATCAGCTCAATGGTGACAGTCATCAACCGGTGCTTCATGGTGCCGCCGGAATAGTTCCAGTGATCCTTGTCGTAGTCGGTGTAGATCGCGCACATCGGGTAGACGATGTCTTCCTTCGAATCCTCGATCGGTTCGATCTTGGAGTCGTAGATGTGCTCCCCGGCCATTGTTGGATAAGGCGCTTCGCCGAAGTTGTTGAGTGCACAAACACCCGCGATACGGGCCAGCAGCCGGGTCATGCTCATGACTGAATCCCCTGCTGGAGCAGCTTGATAACGATGCGCGACAAGCCATCGGGTTCCGAGGTGACGACGTCGAAATCGGGCAGATCGTCGTTGTCTGGGAAGGAAAGAACGTCTCCCTGCCTTGGAATCCATCCGGCCGAGAAATATTGACGGTCGACGGATATCTGTGGATCGCGGCCGACCTGGTTGGTCCGGAGGTCGTTTCCCTCCCGGTAGCTCTTTCGAACACCGAGTTGCAGGCCGAACTCCACCGATAGGGAGTCGAATATCCCGTATCCGTCAACTGGCACTCTGCTCGGGTCAACCGATGGCCGGCCATTTGGCGAACGTACCATCGGTATCAGGATGAACCGGATCTTGTTGACGCGGTCGACCGCCCGGCTCGCCATACGGTCCAGACGGTCGAACACGGACATGTCAGGTCTCCGATTTCTTGGCGGCCGAAGCCTTCTTCGCCCCCTCGGCGACCGCGTCGGGGTCGGTGATCTGTCCCGCATCGATGTAGATCTGAGCGCGTTCCTTGCTGAGGCGGATCGGCTCATCCTTCTTGCGGTAGTCACCTTCGATGAAGGTATCGATCGCGATGGTGTATTCCTTCATGGCCTGTCTTCCCTGCTTGATTAGAAGGAGGCGTTCAGGCGAACACGACCGGTACCACTCGGGTTGGCAGCAACGGCGGCGGCGATGCCGACCTTCGTATTGTCGGTAGCCGTGGTGGTCATGACGCCGGCGGACGTGGCGTAGATGACGGCGCCTTCGGTCCAGGCCTCGGCCGAGTTCTTGGTCAGGTCGAACACGCCACCAGAGGTGTCGAGGTCAAACTTCTCACCTTCGGCCGCACTGCCACAGGCAACGCCGAAAGCCGAGCCGATGAAGTAGAAGTTGCCGCCGACAACGCCGCCGGCGGGCGCCGTGAGGGTGAGGGTCTTTCCCGGCTGGATGAAATTCTTCATAGGAGTCTCCGCAAATGAAAGGCGCCGGTGTTACCCGGCGCCGCTGATGTGCTGTTGGGTTGCTGCAGCCGATCAGTCGCCGGGGTTCTCGACGCCGAAGCGGAAATCGGTCAGGCCGGCACCGAAATAGTGGTCGATGCGGAACTCGATACCGTCGTAGTCGAAGCCAACACGCTGCTCACGACGCGGTGTCTCGTGGCCGGAGAGAAGCGCATACTGCAGGCCGCGTCCCATGGTGGACGCCTGTTCGGCGAACAGGAACCACGCCTTGGACGACAGCTTGTTGATGCGGTGCTCGTAGACGGGAACGAGCGACCGGATGGCCTCGGGGGTGATATCAGCGACCTGCGTCGGGTTGAAGGCGCCCGTCGTGATCCGCTGCGCGGTCATCTCGTAGGCGGTGCCCGTGAACAGGTACTTCGGCTCGAGATCGATCAGCTCGCCGTCGATGTCCGTCTGCTCGCGGAACTTCAGTCGAGCCACCTCGAGGTTCGCCACCGAAAGCGCAGCGCCGGTGACGAGGTTCTTATGAGTAGCGTGGAAGAGAGCGACGTTGTCCTTGAGCTTCTTGTTCTTGATGATCACGTCCCAGACGATATCACCTTCGAGCTTGGCGGCCTTGATGCCCCAGTTCTCGATCAACTTCATGAAGGCGCCGAGCTTGTCGTTGATCAGGATAGCCTCGGTCAGGCCGAACACCTTGCCGTAGTGGCCGATGGTGAAGCCTTCGGTGCTCTCCTTCGCCGTGCCGCGCTTGTACTCACCGCTCTGCGTGATCTCTTCGAGGTCGGGTGCGTTGCCGAGCTCGAGGACTTTCACCTCGCGCAAATCGGTGACGATGTTGCGGCTGGCAATGAGGGCATAGGTATTCGCATAGCCCTTATAGCCGGCCAGCAGGCGCTGGTTCGTGATGTCGCCCAGGATCAGCGGGAAGTCGGTGGTCGAGTGCAGAGCTCGCCGCAGAATTTCGAGGTTGTCACCCCGGCCGCTCATGCCGTTCGACATCAGAAGATCGCGAGCGATTTCGACCGGGCTCATATTGCGCCACTGATTGGCGCCGGCCTCCAGCGTGGGGACCATGCCATTGCGGTGCATGATCGCGTTGGCGATCAGCTTGCGGGTGGTCTCCTGCGCATCCATGCCGCCGGTTTCGATGTGCGGGAAGGTGCGCGCCTGGCTCTGGCGATCGACCAGCTTGTCGAACATGGCGGAGCGGAAGGATTCGACGGAGGTGCCTCCGGCGACGGCCGTGTCGATCATCGCCTGGTCCAGGCCGGCCTTCTTGCCGAGCGAGCGGATCTCTGTCACGCGGCCGGCCTCGGCCTTGCGAGCCTCATCGACGATCCGCTGCACGTCGGCGGCAGTGATCTTGGCGTCGTTACCGTCGGCGGCGCGGCGCTGCTCCTCGGCCCGACGCGCATCATCGGCGGCGCGGGTCTCGCGCTCGGCATCGGCGGCGGCACGGCTGGCGGCCTCGTAGACCTTGGTCAAGCGCTCGCGGAGCTTGTCGTCGCTCTCGTTGTCCTGGCGGGTCAGGCCGGAACCGAGGGCAAGAGCATCGAGCTGGGTACCGGTGAAGGTCTTGGCGGCGTCACGCTTCTTCATGGGGAAAATCTCCTCGCCCGTGGGCTCGTCTTCAACGGCGTCACGGGTCTCGATTTCAACTTCGTAGGCGTCCTGGGGCTCGGAGCGCGAATGAGCACCGGCGTCAGCCGCGATCGGCACGCCGGAAAGCTCCATTGGCTCCCAGTCGATTGCCCGGTAGGTCGGCATCTGGCCTTCCTCGCCGGTCGATTTTTCATATTTGTGGACTCGATAGCCAACCGAGATGGGGACGGGGATGCCGTCCTTGAGATCCTGGAAGATCTGCTCACCAAGCTGGTTGCGAGAGAGCTTGATCGTGGCGTAGCCTTTTCCGGCCTCAATCCTCTCAGAGCCAATGACCACCGCGCCGAGACGCGAGGCCATGGAGTATCCATCGTGGGTGTCAAGAAAGGACATCCCACTCCGGAACCGGTCGAGGCGAATGGCCTTCGGCTCCATGGAGAGCTCCTCCATGTACCAACCATCCTTGCCCCAGTCGTAACGCTTCACCTTTGCACCGGTGGACCAGATCACTTCGACGGTGCGCTCGGCTTCGTTGAAGGTATCGCGGCGGATCTCGACGGCGCTACGGCCGAGATCCACCCGCATCTTTCGGTTTTTCATTGATTGTCCCACCTTGCGACGTGGATTGACTTTGGATCTGGCCATTCTTCGAGACGTTCGCGACGTCGTAGTCGAAGAGCAGCTTCACTTTCGCTTTGCCGATCATGTCGAACCAGTCGACAAACTCTTGGAAGACCGTCTGCGGAGCACGGCCCGTCTTGGAGATAACTTCCTGAGGCGAACGCTTGCCGATCCGCATCTCAAGCTCGTCGGCTTGGGCATCTTCGTAGCGGCTGAGTGACTCAATCTCCGGCGGCGTCCACTCGACGCGGACTTCCAGATCCATTGGGATCTTTCCAGCCAATTTGGCGGCGTCGATAAACCAGCCCCACATGCGCTGGCCGGCCAACGGGATGAAGGCGTGCCACTGCTGATGCTCGACGAAGATCTTGTAGGCGAGCAGCCCCAACTTGCCTGAAGCGAAATTGGCCTGGCTGAAATCGCCGGTCAGAAGCTCGTAGGGAATGCGCAGGCCGGCAGCGATCACGCGCTGTCGCACTCGGATGTAGGTCTCAATGCCGGCCGTTGCCGCCGGGGTGTTGAACCGAATGTCCTTGCCGCCATGAGCGACAACAAACATACCCGGCTCCATTCGCTGAACCAGATTTCCATTCGGATCGGTGAGCTTGAGATCGGCTGCGCCCACCGTTTGGTTGTTGGGATCGTAGTCAGGCGTGCCAGGAAGGACTACGCCGACGAGGCAGGACTCGGCCTTCTTGCGCACATTCTCTGCAAACTCGTAGTCAGCGAGGTTGTAGAGATCCGTGATCACTGGCGCGAGCCAAGTCACCCCATGGACCTGATTGTTGTCCGCCTCGAAGAGGTGGATCATCTGATCCGCAGGGATGAATGCGCTGGATGTCGAAAGAGCTGTCCAAGTTCCGGGGCTCGACCCTGGAGCCTCGGGAAGCATCCAGTATCCCTTGCGCTGCCCAAGCGGATTGAACGCAACTCCCTGTACCGTCCTACCGGTGTCGTCGGCCTCGTTCTTACCCCAGTCGCACATTGTGGCGCTCTGGATTTCAATTTGCACCGGCACTGGAAGGCCGTCTGACAAGCGCCGGTCTCGGCGACGCCCGTAGACCTCGCCATCGCCAGCCATCATTTTTGCCATCTTGTGGCAGCCGCCGTAGAAATCGAGGCCATCCACAAAGGCAAACGGAGCCCATTCATCGAACAGGTCATTTATGAGCTGATCGGTGCTGGAGTTCCCGGTCTTGGCCCGGGGAACGATTCCCGTACCTATAATGTAGTCGGCATGCTTAGAGATGGCGTTTTTCGCCAGCGGATTGTTTCGCTGGAGATCTGTCGATCGAGCGCGCAGCGTTCGGCCGTTAAGCGCGATTGCCGAGTTTGGATCAATCTCTTGCGCGGACCATCCACCGCCTACCCGACCATTGGAGGCGCCTTCATAGGCGGCCCTTTCCTGAACCTCCATCATGCGGCGGTAGGCGAGCCGCGTCGCGCCCGTCTTGGGGCTGAAAAACCCGATGGTCTTGTCGAGGATGTTCCCTGCCATCAGAGCCCCTTCCCGAAGCTGGTGAAGATCACGCTTTGCTTCGTGGTCCGGCCAACGCCGAGGTTGGCCTCAAGGTCGGAAATGGTCTGCCGCATTTCTGCTGCTGACTGATAGGTTACGTCACGGTCGCGGAATCGAACCCTGTAGACGCCACTGAAAAGGGCCTCCTGCAGGTCACGTAGGAGGCCCTGTTTCTCGGCGACCGTCAGGCCAACGAGGTCGCTCATCACCAAATGCTCCCGCGGTTATTGCCCCAGATGGAGCCTTGGCTCGCGCCCCAAGCAGACCCGCTACCGCCAGGCTGACCAGGCGGAGACGGCGGATGAGCTGGTGCGGCCGCATTTCGTTGGAGTAGCGGCGGCCCCTCACGCAGACGAGAAAGCCCGAGGTACGATGCGATCGCCCCCTGCATGGCTTCGACGTCTAGGTGGTGGTTTTCCTTGGAGCGCGGCACCCACCGCACCTTTCCGCCGGGGGCGACGATGCGCGCCTCGCTGACGATCTGCTTGCAGTAGTCGTCGGAGATGTCTTCAGGCAGGAACCAACTACCGGTTTCTGCGTCCCACCTGACGCGCTGTTGCACCCACGACTTCCAGTGATCGGTGTCGAGGCGGATCAGCTCAAGACCGTTCTTGAATTCCTGCCCTCCGATGATCACGTCGATCTGGCTTGGTGTGATCGGCTTACGGAGCGGGACAGAAGAGCCTTTTGTGGCTCGCACGTTGTGGAAGTGCTTCCTCGCAAATTCGTAAACTCGGTGCACCGGAACAAGAAACTTTTTGCCGGGGCGGAAACCGGAATCGACGAAGCACATCTTGATCGGCATGCCGTCGTAGGTCTCCGACACCATTTCACCGAGCTTATTCCAGACCTCTTTCCCTTCCGTCGCGCCAAACAGATCCGCAGCTTCGAGGAGCCATGATGTGCCGCCGGCTCCCCACCCGCGCCGACCGATCACCAGCCGGTTTTGTTGAACGTCAACTGCCAAGGTTTGAACGCGGACACCGTCGGGAGTTTCGCCAAACCGATATGCGCCGGCGCACTCCTTGACTTCTGCCCAGAGCGGAACGTTGCCAGACCCTGGAGCGTAGAGCTCGCCGAAGCCAGCGTTCTTGACCGTCTGGACCTCGTTCTGATCTCCAGATCGAACCGCCTCCACGTAGCGGGCGGCACGCTCGCCCCATGTGACGAAGGGCGACGCAAGGCCGGATATCCAGTAGCTCAGCGTCCAGCTATCTGGCGGAGTGCCATGTTTTGTCCCGTCTGGATCGATCTTCTGCCCGGGCGCAACAAAGTCGCCCCTGGAGTTCATCCACTCCTTGTTCGACATGTTGGTGCCCGGCCGAACCTCATCTTCGTAGATGGCGGTTCCGCATCGCGGGCAGACCAGATGCGCCGTGCTCAGCGCCATTGACGAAGTGGACGGAAGCTCCCGCCCGTCTTCGCCCTTCGGCTTATCCCAGGCGAGGCAAGTAAACCTCGGGATGAAGTATTCTTCGCAGTGCGGGCAAGGCCACGCCCAGTGGTAGCGTGAGCCCGACAGCCAGAGGCGCCAGATCGTCGACTTGACCTCTTCCGGATCGGAGTCGGCCCAGAACTCGAATCCACTTTCCGGGTCGAGCTCTACCTCGGCCGGCCCGACAGATGGGGTCGACGTGATCATGTGAACGAAATCCGGATAGCTATCGCCACGGGCGTCGACCAGCGTGATCGGGCTGCCCTGGTTGCGAACGTTCGCCATCAGCTCATCGGCCTCATCCGTGCAGGCGAGACCGAACGGGTCGGACTTCAGCGCCCCGGAACTGCCGCCGTGCGCCAAGCGGAGCGGCACGCCGTTGATCGTCTTGCGCGTTTTCTTCTGCTGGCTCGCTGGTGCGCACAGTCCGCGTAGCGGCGTGTTGTCCATCAGATCCTGGACGCGCGGTTCAAGCTGCTCCGTGAGGAATTGGCGCGACGGGCCGACATAGATGATCGGGCAGGCCGACGAGTAAAGCCGCTCGGCAATCAGATCGAGGATGGACTCGGTCTTGCCAGACTGCGCTGATACCACCACCACGATGCGCTTGTGGGTGCGGGCGTGAGCAGCCATCACCGGCGCGATCATGTAGGGGGTCAGGTAAGGATTGCGTTTTCCCGGATGGCCGGAGGTCTTGGGGTACTCGCGATGTTTCTGAGCCCACTCAGGCGGCGTCGTCCTCGGCCGGGGCATCAGGATCTTCGAGACCCGTTTCAAGACGATTTCTCGCTTTGGCGAGAAGATCGCAGAGCCGGAGGCGCTCTTCGTCGAAGATGTCATCGAGACGCCGCCTCTCCCTCGGAACATTCGTGATGCGTGCCGGCAGGCCGTTGAGGCTGGACACGTAGAGGCCGGTTTGCTCGTCGAAGATGCCCAGCGCCTCATCGAGATCGATCGCCGTCCGATCGCGCAGAGCACGCGCTTGGCGAATGTCGGCGATCTTCTCCTCGCGGAGCTTGTCCATGCTGGTGCTGCCAGTCTTCTTCTCGGCCCCCTCCTTCAGGAAGGCGATGTAGGCCTGCACCGTCGAAGTCAGCGGCCACTTGCCGCGGGCGAGCGGCACCAGCGTCCCATCCTTGGCAAGAAGCTGGAGCCAGCGCTCGGTGATGCCGAGGTGGCGCGCCATCGCCGTGGTCGATACCAAGAGATCGCTGACGTCGGTCAGCACCTGGACTGCCTTCCTCGCCACGTCACCACCTCGTCAGCTTGTCGATGCGCTTCAGTACCGCCTTCTCGAGAAGGACCGGGCCATTGAGGAGGAAGGCATCAAGCGCCTCATCCTCCGGTATTTCTTTCATCAGCGACGGGCCGTAGAGCCGACGGAGTTTGCCGTACTTGACGCCAGACGATGCGAACTTTCCGTCCGTGCCGCGCGGTTGGTCGGGCTTTCGGCCGAAGGTCCAGAAGATCTTCGGCGCATGTTTCGCAGCGCCTTCGCTCAACGGGCGGAAGGCATAGAACTGACCATCGGCCTCAAACGACCGCTTGAAGACGCGTGGCCGGTTCCAGACGCCGGACTGGACAGTGCCCTTGTCGACGTCGAGGCGTCCCTTGTTGAATTTCTTCGCCGTGCGGGAGCCAGCGCCAACTGATCGCAGGCCCTTGTATTTGTCCGCGTCGGTGCCGCCCTTGACGCCGTAGATATCGAAGGCAAGCAATGCGCGCCGCGGAGTACCGCGAGTGCCGGCGACCACATAGCCCTGATAGTTCCCGGGCTTCAGCGCCATCTGATGGGCGACGGCCTTCTGAACTATCGTCTTGGTCTTGCGACCGGCATCCACGACACCATGGAAAAGCTCGGATTGGCCCGACGAGGAAAACAGGCGGTCCAGATCGCGCCGAGCGATCGATACCACCTTCACGTCTTTGGAGACCGTGATGACGCGCATACCAATCTCCGATGTTGATGCCGGCCTTCCACCGGCTTGGTGCCCGGTCCGCGCTGCACCTCGGCGCGCTGCGGCTGCTCATCTTCCGGGGCTCGGGCACTTCCCCAGGAGTTCACGTCTCGATCCCTTCGGGATGCTCTGCGGTGTGAAGCCGAAAGTGTTTGGTCTCGCGGTAGTCCTTGCCGAGCTCGAACTCAGCGCAACCGGATTGCGGTGTGCTGCGCACCATATCCATAGCCGGATCGAAAGTGGGAAAGACCCCGCTGACCTCCAGCTCACCATCGTCATCCAGGCGCACGACTATCCACACCGTTCCGTTGCCGGCCATAGCCAGTCTCCGTTCGCGTCGTTCTGGCTGCGATTTCAACTATTGGATGCTGTATTGCCGGGATCAGCCGCACTCGACATCCGTGGATGCAACCGAAAGTGTTTATTCGGAGGCTCGCTGCCCAGATCGCTAGTGTCGAGTTTTCTATGCGAATCCGAACCCTGAAATCGAAATGCTCGAAAAGGCAAAAATCCTGCGCTGCCGCCGACCCGCGGCCGGTGCTGCGCGTGCGAAGGACCCACCCCAGGGGGAGGGGGCGCACCGCATTGTTTTGATTGATCATTCTGCGATTGCTGCGTGGCGTCGTGCAGGGTGCGGCAGTGCAGCACGCAACAGCAGGCGGCCAGAGCGGGGGTACGGCGCTTGCGTTTGGGTGGACGGCAGAGGTCGGCCCCCTTCGGTGCCAGGTCTCTCCCTCTCTCTCCCCCCTCGCCTCTTTGCCCTTGTTCTCCCCCTCCGGGGTGCGGTGGCTATGCACGGCCACGCGGCGGCGTGCCATTGGCGGCCGGCGTTTGGTGTGGGGGATGTGCGGGAGAGGATCGGCGTACGTATCGCCTCTGAAGGGCGGGATGACTCGCGGTTGGTTACGCGTCAAGCCCCCCCTTCCCTGTCCATGCTCTTTTTCGAAACGAGGCGTGTGGAACGTACGTAATGCGCGACATGGATGAGTCCCGATCAGACGGCATTAAACAAACCGTGCCCGAAAAAAGGTAGGGAATCAGCCAGCGACGTATCCGTAAATTACTGTTTTCATTACATATACCCTGACAGGCGCACACCAAAAACGGGCGTGTTTTTGCCACATAACCATTTGGCGACCGCCAAATACGCTATTTGAATTTCTGTTCAATATCAGTGCATTATGAGATTTCTTCCAGATATCGAAAAATGACGTTTGCATATCGTACATTTCGTACGATTATCACCTCAACGGAACGCGATGCGGACCGGGGCGGCGACAAGCCGGGTTCTTTGAGATTGGTGGATAACGGCCGTGTCAGGCCATCGGTTACCGCAACGATCGTGAGGTCAAGTCGGTGGATTGATGGAAGTGATTCGGGCGGGGTCCGATACCAAACATAGGGCGACCAAGGCCAAGCGGCCGGCACGATAAAGCCGGCGGAGCGGGCAAGGGGAAGGGTTTCATGCCGGCGAATCCATAAAGGACCGGCATCATCGAGGGTCTAGGCCGAAAGGCGCGGGAACGTAGATGGCAGCACATCAGATGCACGCTTAGACCCACAACCGAGACAGGCAAGGGCAAGCGACAATCGAAAACCAACTTTGGAATTCGACGGCTTGGATTGACCGGAGCGCCGACAGGCACCCTGTTGGTTCAAGCCAGACAGAGGGGCGCCAGGCGGCAACGCTTGGCGCCTTTCACATTCCAGCGCCAGCCGGCGGCATTCCTGCCGGCTCGCCTTGGAATGGAGTGGCAAGAATGTTCGAGCCCCTTGGATATTTCGCCTTCAACGCGGCCGGCCTTGGCCTGATCGCAATCATCGCCACTGACAACCCCGTCTCGGAGATCATCCGGGCGGCTATCGCCATCTACCTGATGTGAGGGAAATCATGACCACGGATCGCGCTATCGCCCTTGGCTACACCGAAGCCGTTACGGCCGAAAACATCGCCTTTGTGCTGACCTTGCTGGTTCAGCCGGGTACCGACCTGGAAGGCCGGTTCAAGGCTTGGGATTGCGATGAGCAAGAGTTCATCATGGTCTCTGGCTGGTCTTTCGACATCTACCCGACATCCGATCTAGCCGCCTGACATCCAGCCAAGCCGTCCGCGCGCCGGGCGGCTTTACGGGCTGTCACGCTCGAAACCCGGCAATCATGCCACCTATGGAGACCATCATGACCGCTTTCCAGATCCTCACCGGTTCCGCCCTCAAGTCCGCTATCGCCGGCCGCGCCAAGGCTGCCGCGTCTTTCACCGAGCGTGAACACCAGCTCGCCGCGTCGTGCCTGATGCATGTCGAGCAGCATTCCTGCCCGTCGCACCTCAATGCGCTCTATCAGGCCACGCCGACGAACTATCGCGCCGGCCTCGTGGCATGGTCCCTCGCGTTTGGTCGCGTTGCCTTCGACAAGGGCACCGGTGCGTTCACCTTTGCGAAGGGCAAGAAGACGGACGTCGACGGCCTGCTGGCCATCGCCCCCGCCAACTTCGAAAAGCAGAGCAAGGCCGCCGCCCGCGCCGAGAAGGAATTCGACGTCGCCGCGTACCTCGCCAAGGTCGTTGATACCCTGACCAACAAAGACGCCGACCCGCGCGTCATCCAGGCCGTCAAGGGCGCCTTGAACCTGACCAAGATGCCGGCGCCGCAAGCCAAGGCGGAGAAGCCCGCCCGCACGAAGGCGCCGAAGGCCGATAAGCAGCAGCCGGTGACCGATCTGTTCCCCGCTGAACAGTCCGCCGCCTGATATCCCCGCGCCATGTCTACCAGCCGCCCCGGTCCGCCGGGGCGGCTTTCGTGCGTCCATGCAAGGGCGAGCCAGTCTCGCCTTTCCACGGCCGCACGGCCGAACCCGCAATCATGCGAACGAGGTGACCTATGCGCGCGATCATCGCCGCCCTTCTCATCGCCAGCGCTTCGCCGGCGCTTGCCGACGGCCCGGCTTTCTGGCTCGTCGATATCATCCCCGGCACATCCCCAACCGTCACGGTTGTCGAGGACTTTGAGGACCCGACCGCCTGCTATTTAGCCGCTATGGA